TCCATACAAAAAAAAAAGTGCTTTTTCTTTTTTTCGAAAAAGAACAATTGTTAAAATTACATGTTAATATATATTTATTCAAAGTCGCATTCTGAGAAGAGTGCAGTGTTTGATAAGACTTTGTTGACCGAGTCTTGTTGGACTTTTACTACTGGAATCGACGAAGAATTCGAACTAGATAGTCCAATCAATGCTTTTACCCCGTTGTTCAAAACAATTCTTAATCTCAAATTAGTTACTACGCCATTTCTCATAATTTGTCTACTGGATTTGGCTCGAGTTGTCTTAAGAGTGTAAATATTTTCATCCTTGTATGGCTCTGTTGAAAGTTCTGAAAACGCCGATTCATGGTAGCATTTTAGTTTGTGTGTTTTTACGTCGTTGATAATAATCAAATTGGGATTACGAACATTGATGTGTTGGAGAAGTTTTTTAATATCTTGATCGCCTATCTCGGAAAACGCTGTTCCAAGCGCATCTTCCACCGCACGCCTCGCCTCAATCAAACGCTCTGTATTTCCAAAAAACTCTGTTTTGATTTCAGCAACCCTGTTTTTCATAGTATCTACCACCGCTTCGGGCAAATATTGATAAATTTTGCTAGTATTTACATAATCGAAAGACCCTTTTTTGTGATTTTTGATGCTCACGCCTGAAACTTTTTCTTCTCCGTCGGATATATCCATATCACTCACTGATTTTGTTCCTCCGATTTGCTGAAAAGTTAAACTTTCCGATCCAAATAGTTCATTGAGTTTTAACGAACTACCATTTGTTAAATTCAAGAAATCTGTGATTCTTTTTTCGTTATTGACTCCTTCCCGATGACTTGCTCCTGTTGTATTGTAAGGCATTGTGTATTTTATTAGTTTTTTTTGAAATTTGCGTTGTCTTAATAAAGTTTTTAAAATGTTTTGTTGAATTAAGCAAAACATCAAAATCTATTTCAATTTTTTTAGTTAAAATTGAAATAATATAAAAATTAAGATATACATTATACAAATGTCCGAACAAACATCAAACGACATGATACATCAGATAGCTCATGATATAGAATTGCATATTGGGGACGCCATCAATATTAAAACAGATAAGAAATTCACTATGATATATTTTGACCCACCGTTTAATTCGGATAGAACTTATAAGTTAAATCACAAAAACGACCTGGGATTTTCTGATAAATGGACAGGGGATTCTTATGAAAGTTTTATCAAAACCAATATCGATAAACTATATGATTTGTTGGAAAAAGATGGAACACTGTTCTTTCATATTTCTTCCACTTGTATGTATATCCCCGAAACGATTCTGAGAGACAAATTCAAATTTGTCGAGCCAATATTTTGGAAAAAGTGTAGGTCGAAAAACAATGTTAAAAGCAAGCTTGGTTCCGTTGTAGATATTATTTGGAAATGTAATAAAATTAAAAAGGCAAAATTTAACTTAGTGTATCAGCCAAAAGACGCTACATATTTAAAAAATTCTTTTAAAAATAAGGATGATAGAGGCAATTATGCTCTTGGACACGTTGTTACTGAAAAAACAAAGAAAGGTTATATGTATGAAATGACGATTAATGATATTACATTTAATCCGAAATCTGGTTGGCGAATCAAACAAGAAAAACTCCAAGAACTAATTGACGACGATAGAGTTCATTTGCCTAAAAAAAAGGGAGCCAATTTATATAAAAAAATATACCTACATGAAAATCCCGGCAAACCGTGTACGGACTTATGGGATGATATTCATTCAATAAGTCAAGGAAAGGAAGGTAGAAAATATCCTACAGCAAAGCCATTGAAGTTGCTTGAGCGTTTAATACTTATATCTAGTAATGAAAATGATTATATTTACGATCCAATGTGTGGGTCGGGGACCACTGCTGAAGCGGCGCACAAATTAAATAGAAAGTGTGTTGTAAACGATGTTAATACAGACGTTGTTGCGATTATTAAATCGCGGTTCTAAACTTCTTTTGCCGATTGATATACAATTTTCATATTATCGAAATCTAATATTTTTTTTATAAATTTCACAAAATCTTTTTTTGTTAAATTATTTATAAATTCTACAATTTCATCATATGTATAAATTTTTGTATCTTTATCCAAAGTATCCAATTGGTTCATTAACTGGATTCCGAAAAAACGTGTATAAAAATCGTTATTGTCGCAAAACATATGATGGGTTAGTAAAAATTGTTTTTTCAGATTATCTAAACTTTTTTTTGAAAATTTACCATCTTTTAAATCTTGCAATACCTTAGTAGCTTCTTTAATTACTTCTAATATGTTTTCTTGTTTTGTGGATAAATCAACAGTTAATAATCCTGAAAATGGGTATACTTGTGAAAATGTATCAGATGTGTATATTAATTCCCTTTTCTCTCTTAACTCATACATCATAATTGATTGAATACTACCGTCAATAAATAATTGGAAGAAATCGGCATAAACCATGTTCAAATTGGGTTTGTCGAGAGTATAAGGAAACAAAAATAAAATATTAGCATCTTTCTTTCTGGGCGCCGGAACATAAGTAATAGAAGTTCCTTTATGAAATAAATCACGTGGTTCGAGAGGACAGTTATTGGAATGTTTCTTTTTTTTTAATATTGGTTTCATTTTTTTTATAACTTTTTCTTTATCGAAATTACCAGAAATAACAAAAATAGTATTGTTTCTGCAATAATTATTATCTATCCAATCCTTTACTGCTTTCAAGTCAAACTTCTTCAAATTTTCCACTTGCAAATTCCTATCAGAATTATACACCAATCCCTCATTTTTAAAAACTACTTGGTTTGCTTTATTATACAAATCTACTTCTACATTTGGTGTTCGCATTACCTCATTTACCACAGCTTTTTTTTCTTTTTTAAGTCTGGCTCGTGGAATATTTGGGTCAGCAACTACTTTACATATGTAATCCAACATGATATCAATGTCTTTTACAAATCCTTCTACATAATACATAACAATGTTATCAGTCGTTTCAGCATTATATAGTGTCCCATAATCTGTCCAAAATTTAGCACAACCGTCTTTAAAGCATTGTTTCCATGATTCTGAAACGATATGTTCTACAAAATGCGCTATGCCCGAATTGGCTTTTGTTTCATTTATAAACCCATCGCCTATCATGGCTTCAACCTTAAATGTTTTGGTCTTGGGCAAATGATTCAATAAAACACAAAAGCCTTCTATTTTGATTATTTCATACATATCTATATACATCATATAAAATATTTATTAATATAAAAATTATTTGTTTGTAAATTACAATGGAGAGGCAAAATGTTAAAATATCTATAAATGAATTATCGAGTATAGATAAATTTAAAAAGTATAAAAATGAAGCTTTAGAAAAAAATATAATTAAATTTGAAAAAAATTTGGAAGAATTTAAAAATATTAATAACCATATCAATAATGATTTGTTAAAAATACAACACGTTTTACACAATATAAATAATGTTGATGCTTCGCTTGATGCATCGGTGAATACACCTGTTAAGGATGACCCTCCCACTAAAAGATATGATATTTATGCAGACGTGTATGTTTCTGATATATTATGTGAGTTTCTAAATATTCCTAGCGGAGCGCTATACATTAAAAATGATATAATTATAGCAGTTTATGAGTATATAAAAACAGCAAGGTTAATTCATTTTGGAGGATTTTTCTTGGTTAATCTCAAACTCCAAAACATTTTCCCTCAAAACGGCGACTATTATGCTAAAAGGGATAAGTTTTTGAAAATTACTAATATTTACAGCATGTTGGCTAGACATTTTACAAAAAAAACTCATTCATACCAATAACTATTTTTATATAAATTGCAAGTTTTACATATATATCTTGTTTTTTCATAACTACAACAATCATTATCGTTTATCCAAATATGTTTACAAATCTTGAATATTATTCTCTCTTCGTTTTTAATTTCCTCTTGTAATATTCTTATTTTTTTTTCGTAATCAAAAATCAATATACGTTTTTCATTTTGTATTTTAATTTTACCAATCAATTCGTTCGACATAAAAATATAAATTTTTTGACTTTATATTTATTTATTTTAATAATAAAGTATACAATATATATATTATGTCCACCAATACAAACAAATCTTATGGGAATTATTGTCCTCCTCTGGAATATTCTAATGCCTATTGGGAAAATCAAAAAAAAATATCAAACACTGATTATATTTGGAAGTTTATAGAAAGGCCATTTGTTAATTTATTTTCACCAAAAAACGATGTTTGGTGGTCTATTGGTGAAAACAACAAACATTTTCCTCCTCCTGATTTATATCCATTGTCTAGAACTGAAGAATTTATTCATATTTTAATTCATATTGGGTTATGGGTCCCTATTTACTATAGCTTTTACGCCGAAAATCCAATTTCATTGATTATTACATTTTTATTTGGACTAATAACATTAATTTTATATGATTTTTTTAAAGAACAAAATTTTACCTTTACAATTGCGGGTGTTTCAACCGACGAAAAAGGACTAACTAAAAATATATATACTATCACAAAATCAGGATTACAACAAGATGGAACAAGCGTTATTGGGAAAAACGATATATATAATATGGATGATAAAGAAGGATTTCTTTATAAGGGCGATGTGTTTAAAAAAATAGCCACGAATAATAAAATCCCGATTCAAAGTTTAGCACAATATTATGAGAAAAATTGTGGTAACAATGACGATGTTTCAAATTTGTCTATTTTGACGTCTATTGACCCTGATATTATTAATACAGGATTTTACATTGTTTCCGCTGTAATAACAATTGGTATAATAGATGCTCGAATAACCAAAAAAAGTATAACGAATACATTACCATTGCTTATTTACATAGCTAGTCTCACGTTAATTGGTGTATATTTTTATAGAATTGACTTCAGTGCAAAAGAAGTATCTTTAAATAAAATACGCAGAGATAAACTAGTAATTGAATCTATAAGTATATCTTTATTATTTTGTTGTATTTCATTATTTAGAAATTAAAAATAACAGATTATAATAACATGATTGATAAAAATTATATTTCAGAAATAAAATATGGTAAATTACTTTTTTGGATTCCTCTCTCATTCCCTTTGATACTATGGAGTTTTTTTATCTATAATTTTTTGGATTTAAGAAAAATGTCTATAAAGTTTATAAAAACAAGGACGTTTGAGTTGTTTTTCTTATTATTAATGTCTGTTACACCTTATTTATATGTATTATATACATTTTATCTGAAAAAATATAATTATGCAGATGAGATTTTTCCTTGGGCATCGTGTCTCTCTTTAAATATGCCCCAACATCTAAAAGAAAAAGGAGTCATTGGTTCATATGATTATAAATGCGAAGGCGTTCAAAGCAAATTAATACATTTCAATATTAAAAGTTTAATAGATCGTGGTTATTACATAAATTATGGTCTTTTTTTGATTATTATTATGATATATAATAATACCAAAAAGGAAATATTCGACGATGAAATTTTAGCCAATTGGTCGTTGATATGCATTTTTTTGGGATTATTGGGATCTACATTAGTAGCATTTGATGATTTCCTGTTTATTTCTATCATGTTTTTAAAAATGGGGACTACTAATTTAATAATGTTGAATTCTTCATTCGGTATTGTCTTATCTAGATTGATACATGTTCTTTTCAAATAAAAATAGTTAAAAAGTTTTTGAGTAATTATATTAGTAATGTCTAATAAAATTTCTCGCGAATTCATAATGGACTTCGAAAATGGAATAGTTACACAGAATACGGTGGATGTATGTATATTGGACGAAGAATGTAGAATATGCTTCGAAGATGGAAATTTAATTTACCCATGCAATTGTTCTGCCGGGATTCATTTAAAATGTTTAAAAAAATGGATTCTTTCAGAACAGAATACTCATCCAAGGGAGTGTGAAATTTGCAGGCAAAACTATAGAATAGCGTGGAATAAACTGTTTTGCGACCAAAACATATTTGTAAGACGTCACCCTCCTCCACCCCCCGTGACAATCAACAGACCACCACCTCCGCCTCCACCACCGTCTTATCCACGTTCAAATGTAAACCCACGACAAATTATTCCCAGGATTGACCCAGACTCGTGGACAGACAACGAGTATATAGGGGATGACTTTGTATCTAGAATTATAACAAATGAAAGAAATAGAATTTCCCATAATAATAGAATGATCTGGTTTCAAAATGGATTTATGATTATTATGATAGGTGACCTAGCTAGTTTAATTATATACTTTAGTTGCGGTAATGATACACACTGTAGCAATGATAGTGGTTTGTCCGCCTTAATATTTTCTGGATTGTTCGTTTTATTGGGAATATTTTATTGGTTATCTTTGGCTTCTGTGCGTGCCTCTGTTTCGAATATTAGATAAAAATTACAAACAATTACAAACAATATAAAAATAAATATCCTAATTCTAACACTACAATGAATACGAATATCCAAGAGTTTAAACCGTTGATTAAACCCAATCAAATGAGAGAGATTCTCCCCGTAACGCCGCAAATTACAAACTTTGTAAATGAAACGCGAAATGAAATTTCAGATATTATTTCTGGAAAATCAAGCAAAAAACTTTTTATCGTCGGACCTTGTTCCATACATGACGTGGACCAAGCTTTGGAATACGCAAAGCTATTAAAAAATATAGCAGATACTATAAAAGATAAAATTTTAATTGTTATGCGTGTTTATTTTGAAAAGCCCAGAACAACAATTGGTTGGAAAGGATTAATAAATGATCCTTTATTAAATGATAGTTATAATGTAAATAAAGGATTATATCTTGCGCGAGAATTATTGTTGAATATTAATTCTATAGGCCTTGCATGTGGTTATGAAGTGTTGGACACAATAACACCACAATATATTTCTGATTTGATGTCCTGGGGTGCTATTGGTGCACGAACAACAGAAAGTCAAGTCCACAGGCAGATGGTTTCAGGACTATCGATGCCTGTAGGATTTAAAAATGGAACTGGTGGAGACAAAGTAATTGCGGCAGATGCTATTTTATCCGCATCATTTCCACATTGTTTTATGGGTATTACAGACGCTGGAGAGCCAGCTATTTGTAAAACAAAAGGAAATAGAAATTGTCATGTAATTTTGCGCGGAGGCAAAGATGGACCTAATTTCTCTCCTGAACATGTCCAAATAATGACTGAAATATTAAATAAAAAAAATGTCGAACCTTCTATCATGATAGATTGTTCTCATGGTAATTCCAAAAAAGACTTCAAAAATCAATCTGGTGTTCTTGAAAATGTTATTGAAACAATGAACAAATATAACAATGTTATTGGGGTAATGATAGAATCAAATATCAATGAAGGAAAACAAAAGCTAACAAATGGAAAAGACGGACTAAAGTATGGAGTTAGCATAACAGATTCTTGTATAAGTATTCAAGAAACTGATATAATTTTGAAAAAAGCTTATCAAGATATAATGTTATGATTACCCAGGGTGTCGCATAGGGATTAACGCATATTGGATAATTAATATTTCTAACTATATATTAATTATGTCCGGAACAAAAGAAAAAAAACGAAAAACGCGAAGAAAATAAAAGGTTAATTAAGTATATTATCTATAGTTTTTTATTAAAATATAAATTATATTTAAAGTTGTTTTTCTTTGTTTTTCTGTTTAAACCCGCACATGTAGTTTATGCGTTTCTTTAGGACAATTTTATTTTTTTTTCTATCGTTATTATATAAATATGTCGAGAAATTGTGAATTGCCAAAGCAAGTCGTAGCGAAAGTGATGAAAAAAGCTGACGAAAAAAAGAACAAAGAAGCTGGACAAGAAATAATTGACTTAATCCGCGAACACAACGGCAGCGGCGTTCTTAAAACTAGAAGTGGGAAAGAGTATCCTAGAAGAGGAGGAAGTAGATCTAAGAGAGGAGGGGCTAATAGTGCAGTGGTACATACAATATGTCTTATGATAATAGGTATGGGTGGAGCCGCGGGATATTATGCCGGTATTGCTGCTGCTAAATCCCTGGGTTTTTTAGATACTTTTCAAACAATGCTTGATCTCGCAAAGTCGGGGGTGGAGGGGTGTGGCGATGTTGCCCAAGGCATTTCGAGGGCGCAAGCAGCTGAGGCGATGACAGCGTTGGGGGCGCAACCAGCTGCTACCGGTACGGTTGCGTGTAGTTCGGCTTGGGCGACGTTGGAGGGTGCTGAAAAAGATATTCGGCGTACTCTCACGGGTTATGGAAAACTAGCAGCAGCAGCGGGGGTGGGCACTGCGGGGAGCTACTATAACAAACTGTACGACTTCGTTAATAACCTCATTGATAACCATGGATGTAGTGGCGAAACCAAAACAAGCCCTCCACCGAGTACAACACCGAGTCCCTCACCAAGTACAGCGCCGAGTACAACGCCCGGTGGTGGACGTAGACGTAGACGTAGAAGAACTTATAAAAAGAGAAAAGGTGGTGGTAAAAAGAGAAAATCACATCGTGCACGTAAATCACGTAGACGTAAATCTCGTAGACGTAAATCTCATAGACGTAAATCACGCCGTCATAGACGTTAATTTAATAGATAATAATAAATTATAATTGGTAATTTATTATTCAAAAATAAGTTTTTGAAAAAATTTAGTATTATGATATTTAATATAATTATCAATAAATTTGTATAATATAGTAGATTGATGTATATTCTTTTTTTTATATGATTCGCATAACAAAAGTATAAACACTGAGTAGTCCATCACCATTTTCTATCCGCTATAACGAATAGACTCGCGTATTTTTCGCCTCAATCTCCATCTATATACCTATACATATATATATATATATATATATATAGGTATAGGTATAAAATAAATAAACATTTTATATATTTAAAAATTAATATATAAAATTATAATTTAATGAGACGAGTCATCACCGCTTTTCTTATCAGATTTCTTGATAAAATGTTTATTCATGTATTTTTGTAAATTAAAATAATTTACCTCTTCGTTTTTATTAACACCAAGTAGTTTTTTTAGTTTCTGGTCTGGTTTAATAATTTTTCGGTTTTCTTTCCACTGTAAATCACCGTCCTTAATATACTTAATAATATATTGGGTGACTTCTGTTCTGGCGACTTCCGCACCCTCCTTTTTACCCATAAATTTGCAGAGATCCTTTGAGATTTTGGTTGGGACAGCAAAACCAGATGGCTTTCTATTCCCCTTATTTTTGTTTTTTTTTGATTCACGTGCAAACTGTCGCATTTGCTTGTTCACATTTTTCTCCAACGCACGAACTTGGTTTTGGAGCATTGTGATGGAACTTCTAAAAGAACTAAGTGTATTAAGGATGCCTCCAAATTGCTCGGTTACTGGATTAACATCAACCACAACATTTGAGTCCTCTACAGGTGTTTCGGTTTTCGAATTTTTTTTACTCATTTTATAACTACTATATAGGAATACCCTTTAAACCCTTTCCCCAAGAATATAATTAGTCAAAAAAAAATATATTATATAAATATATAGCAATGGAAAATTTATATTTTATAATAATGAGGTCCATACCTTTATTAATAAATGGGATCATATTGATATATTATTTAATATCAAACAATAGTTTTTACTTGCGTTTTTTTTATATATTAACAGTAAGTGGGTTTATAAATCATGCACTAAAAACATTAGTATTTAAGCCTTTGATGGGAAATAAAAAATATCCTATCATTGGAAAAGGCAGTCGTCCTGCAAATGCTAGAAATTGTGGACTATTTTACAAAAAAAACGCTAAACTTTCAACCAGCTATGGTATGCCTTCAGGACACACTCAATTTGCTGGCGTATTTTCAACAATAGGTGGTTTAAAAATATATAATTCTAATTATGAGTTCGCAATAAAAGTATTTGGTTATTTATGTTTTATTTCATTTATTTTTATGATGGCGCATTCAAGAGTTTTCATCAAATGTCATACGGTTCAACAAACCATCATGGGTGGATTGATTGGAATATTTATAGGATATAAATCATACAAATATGCTTTAAAAAATTAATACTCGTCGTGTTGACGCCTTTCACGCTGAGGACGACGTCGTGTATTACGCCTGTCGCCTCTGTCGCCTCCGCCGCCGCCGCCGCCACCTTCTGGATCAACTAGTGCCCATACTCTGCCGTCATCTCGTGGACCAGAGCCGCGTGGACGAACCTGACGTCGACTTCGTGAACCATGTTGTCCTCTATTGGAATCGCGACCATCTCCTCCATCGCGCTCGCCATCGCGCTCACCATCACGTTCCTCTCGCTGCTGACGCTGCTCGTTCCTGGTCTCACACATTAATTTACCACCAGCAATACCCGTAAGATTGTTTGCCTGGTAAGGGTGAGCATCACCATCCGACTCCTTCAGATTAAAAGAAGCGTACTCGCCTTGAACAAGATACTTATATTGTTCCGAATCGACCTTAACACCCGTATGATGGACAAAAACATCTTCCCCTACTCGGTCGCTCTCTCCAATATCGTATCTAACAATAGTCACAAACCCATAACCAGCCTTGTTGTTGAACCACTTAACACGTCCAAGATATGTAGCAGTGGTGTCGAGATTTCCAGAAGAAGTTGTATCGGTATTCATATTATCACTCATTATAATTGATTATAGCAAATCGTCTTTATATTCATATCATATATATTTTATAAGTTTTTAAATATATATAATATACTTCTTACATATCTCTAAAGAGATATTTCTCCCATTTCACTGGTTTCTGAATCATCTGGTTCAATTCGTATTATAGCAAAATTATGAAATTTACCTTTGGGCATGGGAGAAAGACTGTTTGGACACAAAGAATTAGTTTCTTCTGTCCAGATCAATTGGTATAAATATTTTAACATTAATATACATTAGTTCAATATTTTATGAATCACATATAATTTAAATTGAAATCATATAAAACTTACTTTATATTTTCAATATAATAATGAAGCTTTGTCATGACTCTTTCGTTTCAGATGAAACATTTGATTCTATTTTCAATAATTGGCCTTTTAAGCTATCGGATTTTCAAAAATGGGCAATTGCTGCAATATATAAAAAAAACCACGCGCTCATTACTGCCCACACAGGAAGTGGCAAAACGCTTCTTGCAGAGTACGCTATTCTTCGTGCTCATGAAACAGGTGTAAAACTTATTTATACCGCTCCTATCAAAGCATTATCAAATCAAAAGGTAAGGGAATTTCAAGATAAATTCCCACACATTACATTTGGTATTATTACAGGAGATACGAGTTATAACCCCGATGCCGACGTTTTAATTATGACCACAGAAGTATTGAGAAATACACTTTTCCAAATGAAAGCAATCGAAAAAAACCCCGACCTTGAAGGAAAAACAAAATTGCATTTCAAAATCGATATTGAAAAAGAATTAGGATTCGTAGTATTCGATGAAGTTCATTATATCAATGACCAATACAGAGGACATGTATGGGAGGAAACAATGATGATGCTTCCAAACAATGTTCAAATGGTTATGCTTTCAGCTACGATTAATAAACCAGAAAAATTCGCAAAATGGATTGAAATTCAAACAAATAAAGAAGTATGGCTTTGTCCCACCGATAAAAGAGTTGTCCCCCTTGAACATAAAACATTCTTTACAATGCCTGAATCGCAGCTTAAAAAATTCTCTCAAAAAACACAGCAGCAAATTTTATCTATTTATGAAAAACCAATTTTATTAAAATCCCAAACATCTAAATTTAATGAAAAAAATTATCATAAAACAATAAAAATTTTAGATGAATTGGAAAAAGCAAATGTATGGGTTAATCAATATTTTGCTTTCAACCAACTTATTAATTTATTAAAAAGAACAGATAAACTTCCAGCCATTACTTTTATATTTTCGCGAGCCAGAGCTCAAATATTTGCTGAAAAGGTAGAGGGTTCTTTGTTTCCAGAAGACTCAAAAATACCCTCAATCATTGAAAAAGAATGCAAACAAATTCTTATGAAACTTCCAAATTACAAGGAATATATTGAACTTCCCGAATTTAAAACCATTATTAAATTATTACAAAAAGGCATTGCCGTTCATCACGCAGGTATGCCCCAAGTGTTTCGAGAAATGATTGAAAGGTTATTTGATAAAAAATATATTTATTTGTTATGCGCGACAGAAACATTCGCGGTTGGTTTAAACATGCCTACTAGAAGCGTGATTTTCCCATCATTAAGTAAATTTGACGGTCAGAAATTTCGACTTCTTTTACCACATGAATATTCCCAACAGGCGGGTAGGGCCGGTAGAAGAGGTATTGATACCCAAGGTGATATATGGCATATGGCAAATACAATACACAAAGGAAATCAAAAAATTTATGTTTCGGATTATAAAAATATGCTAACGGGTTCTCCACAAACACTTTCTTCAAAATTTCAGATCAATTTTGGTTTGGTTCTCAAACTAATATCTGTAAATAGTGATTCATCGTCCATAAAGCAGTTTGTTGAAAAAAGTATGATATCTGAGGCAATAAACGCTCAGAAAAAACTGGTAGAAGAACAAATACACACATTAAAAGAGTGTATTGTTAAAAAAAAGTTTATTTATATGACTGATAAAGCTATTATCGAAAAATATCAACATGAAATCAAACAATCTGAAATTTTAAAAGGCAAGAAGTTAAAAAAATGTAGACGTGAGATCAATAATATGATTTCGGAATACAAACATTTAGAATCAGATATAAAAAAAACAAATGACGCAAATAAATTAAAAGATGAATTGAAATTTTTTGAAGAAAAACTTCATAATATCAATGAATATATTTTTGAAGAAGTTAATGTTTTATTGGGGATTTTAAAAAATGAAAACTTTTTAGAAACTGATAAAGAAAACAAGGAAACAATTCTTACTGAAAAAGGAGCGATTGCGAATAATATCCAAGAGTTACATCCTTTAGCAATGGGTGATGTTTTATTTAACAAAGAATTCGATCATCTAACAAATATTGAATTTGTCGCAACATTATCCGTTTTCGCCCATGTTTCATTGCCTTCTGACCAACAAATCACATCATTGTCTCAAGTTGTAGCGCCAGATGCCGTTATAGAAACACTTAAAATCGTACAAGAATCATACAATAAATATAAAGATATCGAGTTGAGAAATAAACTTTACTTTAACCAGGAACATAAATTAAGTTGGAACATGATAGAATTAATGATTGATTGGTGTAAAGCCAACAACGAGGTAGAGTCTCGCAATGTGTATATTAAGGCATCGGGGTATGATATCTCTCTTGGGGAATTTACCAAATGCGTTTTAAAAATCAATAATATAGCAAATGAGTTGGAAAAGACAGCTCTCATAAACGGCAATATGACTTTATTGGATAAAATTAAATCTGTGGGCGAATTGACTTTGAAATCAGTTGTTACAACACAATCGCTGTATTTATAATTTTAATATATTAATTAATATTAATATCATAACTCATGACTTGGGTATCGCTCAATATTAATTTTTCATACTGGCAATTGGGTATATTATTTTTTTTATTAATATTATTTTGCTCTTTTATAGTATTTGTTATAATTAGTTATTTTATTTTGAAATGGATTAAAATAAATTTAGATATGCACTATTTCCAAGTCCATGATTATAATAAATTTCAAACAGATATATTAAAGAAATATGGAAATAAAAATATAAAAAAAATTTATTTAGTAAGAGAACCAGTCTCGGGCAGCACTTTAACATTAATAAATATTATAACACGGTATAATTTTAACACTCAACTCAAAAAATATCAAGAAACACAAAACAAAAAAATATTTTTTCCAAAACATGCTTCAATAATATGCGAAATAGAGACACAAAATAAAAATAAAAAACTGTTATTATTAGAGAAAACCAATTTTTTTAAGATTCATACAAAATTCAAAGTTACTGATTTACAGGAAATCAGACAGTTGAAATGTAAAAAGAAATGGACAATCAACAAATTATTGTCTACAACACAAGAGAGAATGGGAAAAGAAAAATTCTTTAATTGGAATATTTGCGAGAACAACTGTCAAATATTTATCAAAGAACTTTTAAAAACTTTATCTTTGTGTAATAAAAAAAACAAATCTTTTCTGCTTCAAGAAACATTTAATAAAAATATTAATTTTACAAAATTCGAACACCATGTGATAAATTGTATTATTAATGCATATAATCTTTTAGATATGTTCTGTGTTTCAATATTTTAAATTGAAGTGGGAAATCAAAAAATTTATATAATCAAATTATATAAATTTTATCAACGTCAAAATGGCTATAAAATCGACTTTTTGTGAAAAATTAAATGAATGGTTTTTAAATCATGTTAAATCATTGTTGTATTATGTGGATATTAAGGCAAATAATTTAACAGATAATAAAGTGACCAAAGATCATATTATTACATGCTGTAGTTTACAGGATATTGAAAAAGACGAAAGCTCTCCTATTTGGTTTTAATATATAAAAAATATAAAATATTTTTTATATATATAATGAGTAAGTTAAGTAATTTAGAAAAACGCGTCGCCAAACTTGAAAAAGAATTGGCGGCATTAAAACGCGGAGATTCTACCCCAGCCACACATTCTGTTACAGAAAAAAAGGGGAAAAAATCTAAAAAAAACCAAACAAAGAAAAAAGGGAAAAGAAAAATTAATAAATATTTTCAAATGATGTTGGCTGCTAAAAAGGCTGGCAAACCATCATTCGTTTACAACGGTCATACATACAAAGGAACAAAACATCCACGTTTAGGAATAGTTTACAGAAAGGGATAATTAATGATTCCCCTTCCTTGATCTCTTGTAATGAGACATATCTTTATTATAATATGCTTTTGTATAATTATGCATATTGTTTTTTGACTTTCCGGAAAGCATATTGTTTTTTGTCTTTCTGAAAGATTTTATCTCAATATATGTTTTATTTCCTTTATTATCGACTACCGTCAAGTCTGGGGTGTTCATTGTGTATTGTGATGTGGCGTTGTAAAGGCTACCGAACATAGCAATGGTTAAAAGATTATTCATCGCGTATGTGTTTGTTTGAGACTATTTAAATTCAAATACCAAACTTCAATTTTTTAAATATATCAAATTATCATATAAACATGAAAAACAATAGATTTGGTAGCAAAAAAACTCGAAGTAAAAGGAAACCGATCAGAATTAACCCTAAGATGAAAGGGGTTTTTACAAAAAAAGCTAAAAAAAAAAGAATGACGGTCCAAAAATATGCACGTCATGTTATTAAAAAATACAAAGGCAAAACCAAAAACAAACAACAACTTAAATTATTACGTCAAGCCGTTTTTGCTAAAACAGCAAAAAAATGGAAAAAGGGAAAGCGTAAAAAGAAAATCCACACACGTAAGTAATTT